TCACCTTCACCAACATTTCCGTTCTGTAATGTACCCTCTGCATATTTTGATTTAAGAACTGCTCCGGGCGTCTTTTTGATTGGACGCATGATACCAAGGATTTCACGTAAGTGTTCCCAGTTTCTTTCGAATCTGGTAACAAAGTCAATCTCACGTGCCTTTACCTGAATATCATTTTCCATAATAAGATTAGCTTTTGCTGCCATAAAAAAAATCCTTTCTACCCATAATTGTTAAGGTATTGGGTTAGCGGCTATACTCTGGTGTATAGTCGGTGAAAAAAAATCACTGGAATAACTGGATATTCTGAGCAATTGCAGCCTGTCTCTCAGACGGGTCTTTAATTGCTTCGATATCTTTCTTTGTCATGGTTCCCGGTGTCTGCTGCTGTCTAACATGAGTAGTAAACCTTGCCTGATTCTGCTGAGCCTGTTGCTGAGATTCGTCCACGAAAGCAGACGCGTCAGACTGTTTCATCTGTTCGATTAGGTCATTCAGTCCAAGGATTTTACCGTCCTTCAGCTTAAGACCTGCTTCCTTGATGTCTGCCATGACTGATTTCTTTGCAGCTTCACTGGAAAATTTAACATCGTCGAGTGCCACTTTCAGAGCATCTGAGAAATCGCGGTCATAGATTTTTGCATTGAATTCTTTCTCTGCGTCCTCCGCTTTTTTCTTCCATCCAGCAAGCTCTGTCTGAATGTTCGCCGGGTCAATGCCGTCAAAGCTTTTTAAGGTTTCTTCTGCTGTCTCAGCACGTTCTTTCCAGCTGTCACGTTCACCCTCGACTTTTGACAGGGTTTTCGCTACTTCTTTAGCATTTTTATAATGCTCAGAGAGTGCTTTCTTCACATCTGCCTGCTTGTCCTCCGGGATCTCAATTCCAAATGATTTTAATGTGTCAATAAGTTTCTGCATAACATCCTCCTGGTCGTGTTTATTGACCTGCCGCCGCAGGTAAGTGGATTAAGCCAGTTAGACCACTGGCAAGGTAAGCGGAACTTCCAGAGTCGAACTGGAAAACTTGTATCTATAGATATTTGTCCTATAGCCGATAGGTTCCACATAACCCGGATTCCCGGGTTAGCAAGGTATTTTACGTGCTATGCCTAAACACGAGACGTTTCGGGATACGTCAACACCGCCTATACGGTCGCGCACCTCTGCACGGGTTGGATTCCACTGTTCAGTTATATGTGCTAACGAGGAGATATGCCGTCATGCACTAACGGCAATGATACGTGTCGGAAATTGCATCCGCTTTTCAACCTCCAGATTCCACCCCGAACCTGTTTCTATTAAGGACACGCACCCAAGAAAGGAGGAGTCAATGAAAAAATGTCTATGTCAAGTAGTATCAACCACTTACGAATCTTCCTTATGAATACATTTTACCACAGAACTTTCAAAAAGTTGTGGTACATGTTTTAGCCAATTAGAGCATATCACGGAGCTTTTCCACGTATCTCTTGACAAGATCACGTTCCTCCCGGCACTCTGCGTCCTTGGACATATCGCTCATTTCTGTTGTGAGTTCGTCAAGGTGTTCTTCTAATGCGGCAAGCATCTTCCTTTTGCAGTCCTCGGATTTGCCGGAACGATAGCTCTGTTTCTGCGTCATATAGTCGTCATAAGCATCTCGTCCGTCAGAGCGGCTGTAATGCCCTCTAACATAATGTTCACCACGTCTGGCATAAGAACTACCTCTGTCGTAATCTGGCATCATTCTGCCATCATTTGAGCTGTATCTCCCCATGCTGTCGCGCTTTCTTCCGCGTTCGCTGTAATCGTCATTGTAGCCGCCGCGCATCTCATCAAGGACAGTGTTGTAGTACTCCACTTTTTTGTCCCAGTACTGTGTATTCTTGATATCTTTGTACATGTCAATCAGCTTATACGTCATATCCAGATTTCCAGTGGTCAGCCCACTGTCAGCAATTTTGGACAGTTCGTCTTCAATTCTTGCACATAAGTCTTTAATGTCTCTCATAATCACACCTCCTATGCTTCTCTGGTCACAACAATGTTTGCATTCGCAACAGAAACAGCCTGATCGCTTGTGTTCTCTACTGCGATATTAACGCAACAACCGCGAGGTACATCCACGTAAATTCCAGAAGACACATTGTTATACTGGTCTACTGCAGCCGGTGTGGAGATCATCTGGGAAGATAATACTGGTTCGCCAGAGATTGCAATAGCCAGAGAAATAGCTCCGACAGTACCGCCTGTTGGAATTGCGATATTACCAGAGAAGTCCACGAAAAATCTAGCCTTGCACTGGTTAGTAAGTCCTCTCAGCGTAATGATTCCACTTCCCTCCCTGTGTTGAATGCAGTTAGAACCTTTGACTGCTGTGTTTGAAAATACTACGTTTCCATTTGCTGCTACAGTCTGAGCAGCTACATTTGTAAATTCTGCCATAAAAATACTCCTTTCATATCACAAAAGGACAGGTCTCAGCCTGCCCTCTGTGTAATACGGCATAAGCCGACATCCGAATCAATCGAAAGATACTCTCGATATGAAGTTATCAGCAATTACATCCAGTGTTGCATCCGCATCCGTAAAATGTGTTCGGATTAGGAACCTGATATGCCGGAATCGGTGCCGGATTAATCGCATTAATGAGCTGCTGTGTCTGTGAAGCCATTGCAGTTGTGAGAAGTGCGCTCTGGCGGTCCTGAGAAGCAGCACGTCTGAGGTCGTTATTTTCAGCCTGCAGGTTAGAAATCTTTTCATTGCAAAGATAGTCGAGAATGGCTCTTGTCCCAGCGTTCTGGCTGTCAATGATATCTCTTGTGTTGCTGTTCATGGTGTTCTGTAATGCACAGGTGTTCTGCGCCATATTGTAGTTTACGCCCTGAATTGCTTCTCTGGTTTCGCAGCAACAGTTCGCAAGCTGTGCCTGGAGTGCATTGGTATTCTGCATATTTGCTACAGTGTCAGCGTTAATAGCCTGCTGAATGCCGAAACCAGTCTGCATGATGTTTGTGTTGATTCCGTTGAATCCGGTAAGCATACCATTGTTCATTGAATAGAATCCGTCACAGAGACCGTTATTGATTCCGTCAAGTTTGCTAATCACAGCGGAATTGTCAAATCCTCTCTGGATGTCTGCCTGAGTAGCTGCTGTGGCTGCATATCCACCGCCGTTGCCATTATTGCCCCAGCCGTTGTTTCCCCATCCGCAGAATACGAACAAGAAAAGCACGATAAGCCACCATGCACCATCTCCGCCAAACATGCCGTCATTATTTCTACCGTTTCCAGTAGCAGCGGCAATATCTGCTAAGCTATAATTTCCATCCATAATATAATCTCCTTTATTGTATATTTACATCAATCTGGCCAGATTGTAATGTACTATTTCATTCCTTTCAGCATGTGCTGGAACTGCCCTGCCATCTGCTGAACCTGATTAAGCTGTTGCTGTGAAATCCTTCCAGACTGTAGCATTTTCTCAACTTCTGCTTTCGGATCTCCTTTAAAATTCTGCTTAAACTGCATAAACTGCTGTATCATCTGCATTGGTCCGTTTCCCTGCGGCATCCCACCGCCAAGTGCATTAAATAATGGATTACTCATCTGTGTTTCCTCCCTTGATTGCTGACTCCTGTATGGTATTAGCCCTAACAGGTTCAGAAAATGAATTTAATCGGTTTATAATAGCTTCGTATTTGCCCTTTAAATCGTCATATTCCTGTCTGGTGACATACTTACTGTCCATGTTCTGAACAGGCTGTTTAGGCGGCATCTGAGATCCCACCTCGTGGTATTCAAATGTTCGCAGTGGCTGCGGCATGCCAGAAACATCTGTGGATTTTATGTAGAACTTTTCACTCTCTGAATCCATCAGCAAAACACTTGTCCCGGGTGCTACCAGATAGGATTTTGCGCCGACTTCGCCGGATACCCACAGGATACCGCTATTATTCTGCTGTGGTTGCTGTACTGGTTGAGCTGGAATCTGGACAGGCTGTTGCTGGAACTGGTTCATCTGCCCCGGAACGCCAAAACTATATTGATAAGGATTGTTATATAGTGCCATCTTATACACCGCCTTTCTGATTATATTTTTACATAAAAAAAGAACCGGAAACAGGTCGTTTCTGGCTCTAATTAGTATCCAAAAAGTATCAGCACACTTTGATTATTTTATTATTTACCCTCCGGCTTAACCGCTTTGCTGTTGATATACTCACGTTCATCTGTTCAGCGCAGTATTCAAGAGTGCGCTCCTGACATCTCAGCCGGAACAGTCTTTCTTCGTCTGGTGTGAAATTACACTCTATCAAGAACCTGTCTATATCTTTTTTCGTGAACACATATAATTTCATGAGCATACCCCTTACTAATGCTAACGCTGATTCTGCGCAAGATACTCCGTGAGCTTCTGTTTTGTTTTTTTTAATTCCTCAACATTATTCCCACTGATCTGACTATCCAACATGGTTGATAGTACTTCCAGAATCAATGAATCACGCTCCGCGATCCTCTGAAGACTCTCGTAATCTCGCTTATCATGTTCTTCCAGTGTCTCAACTCGCTTGTTGAGTCGAAATATGCCGGAGTAATCCACTTAAGGATTACAGCCACTGCTCCTCCGATAATAGACACTCCTCCGCAAAATGAGAGGAATACTTGTACAAATTCTGATATGCTCATTTAGCTACTCCTTTTCCCAGTAATATACCGGGACTTCATTTCCGGAATCCCATGTATCGTAATATTTTCCATCCCGTACTGTCACCACATGACCATCTATGCAGAGAATGTATGTGCCTGTCTGATGATCTGCGCAAAAATCATTGACTGTATAGATATACCGTTCTGATTGCTCAATCAGTTTGCGTCTGTACCCATGTTTGTAGAGGTACGCTCCCCAAACGTAATTAGCTGATGGCATATCTGACAGAGTACATGCCTGTATCATTAATCCGGTAAAAACCGTTTCCCAGTCGAAGCCGGTTGCTTTACATATTGCCCGAACAGCACAATCTCCGACTCGATTACCGGCAGGATTCGGATTGTAATATTCCCATCTATCCATCAGTCAATCCCCTTTGCTGTCTTATATCGTCTTGCCGCTCCTCTGGCTTTAGCGGCGTTCTGGCGGTTCCACTTAGCGATCATAAGTCGGTCTTGTAGTTCCCTCAGGCCATTCCGTTTGCAATAATCTTTATATGCAGCATTTTGTTTCTGTAAAAGATAAGACTTCCGGTCAAGGTCTTGCTGTAATGCGAATTTTGCCTTTTCATTCGGTGCATTGTCGACTCCTGCCTGCAGCCCAAGAACCTCTCTCTTCGTTTTGTGGATTCTCCGCTCATAAGTACGCTGTCGCTGTTCCTTTTCGTACTGTTTACCTTTGTCAGCTTTATCCTGTGTCGATAGTTCTGCATAAGGGTTAAATTCTCCGTCACTGGCTCCGAAGCTATGCCGACAGTTGACCCCTGACAGTCCGCTTGCTGTCCCGTATCCGGTCAATGAGAATGGCGGAAATTTCTTGCTCTTGCCAGAACGAGAGTATATCTTTCCTTGCCACCATGCGTGATTTCCCGGATTCTCACCGCCATCGCCCGTTCTGGCTCCCATGTGAGCACTGACCAGAACTAAATCCCAGTTCATTTCTTCCATGCGTTTTAGGGATATATCTCCAGTAGCCTGAGCCACGCCAGTTCTGACAGAGCGTGCAACCGCTGTTTCAATTGTATCTTTTCTGCCGGATGGATATGTTACCGTAACGCCATTGCTTACAACATTGTTAACTGCTTCTCTAATCGCTTGCGTATATCCAACTGCCCCAGTCATCACATGATTGTATGCAAGGTCACACTGGTTGATATACAACGCCTGAGCAGCACTTGCAGTTGTTCTCGTGAAGTTCTTCCACTCGCCCATGGTTGCAAGCATATTTCGCTCCATGAGTCTTATCATAGCTGGCGACTGTTCGAGCGGTACAGGGCTTAATCCTGCCGCCTTGTATATCTTATCATCATAATTC